GAAGTGGACAACTATCGGTACTAATAGTGCCGGTACTTGGACACGTAGTGGAACAACAGTTAGCCTGACAACAGCAGGTGATGATTTAAATGTAGATAGTGGTACTTTATTTGTTGATGCAAGTACTGATCGGGTTGGAGTTGGCACCACGTCGCCTGGAGATCTTCTAGAGATCAAAGGAAGTTTTCCAAAATTTTCCATTGTAGATTCAGATACAACAAATGATAAATTTTCAATATTACATAATGGCGGGGGGACAATTTTTCAAGTAGATGGAAATAATGTTGGACCTAACTCTAGCTTCCTAATAACACAAATTGATAGCACCGAGCGGATGCGTATCGACAGCTCAGGTAGGCTGTTGGTTGGGACAACAGCAGGTGCATATAAATTAGTGGTGTCTGGAGGTGTTGCAACAACTGGCATTGTTGCCTCCATTCTAAATCCAGTTTCAGGTGGAAATAGTAAAATTCACTTTAGTGACAATGCTACATACAACTGGACGGCAGGAACTGTTGGAAATGCGTTTGCAATAACTCCAACTGAAGCTTCTACTAGCGCGGGGACACCAGCTCTATTTATTAACAGCTCGGGCAGGGTTGGGATTGGCACGACGTCGCCTAACTATTTACTAACCGCTTTAGCAGGTTCAGGAAGTCAAAACATTTTCCAGGCAGGACAAACAGGCGTTTCTAACGGTTACACGATTTCTAGTAATGGCTCTGCTCTTACGCACCAGTGGTACTCAGCTGGTGGAGAAGCAGCACGCATCGACAGCTCGGGCAACGTTGGCATTGGTACGACAGTGCCAAGTGCGCAATTAGACGTTCGCGAAACTGCAGGCAATCCCGTTATTCAGCTTTCTTCAAGCCATAATGGCGCTGATACATATTCATCTCTTAGATTTAAAAATCTTACAGCAAACGCTGTTGCGGACCTTAAATTTATCACTAACTCGTCTGTTTATGGTGATATTCAACTTGCTTATGAATCAAGAGGTGCCGAGCGACTGCGAATCGACAGCTCGGGTCGGGTTGGGATTGGCACATCAACATTTGATGATACAGCTACTGCATTAGTAATTAAAAACAGTGCTGCAGGCAGTGAACATACATTTTTAGATATTGTATGTGATACGAACGAAAGTTCACGAGTGCGATTTAGTGAAGACGGTTCTAACTTTCCTGGTGAAATTAAATACGATACTCTTGGTCAAGAGTTATCAATTAATGTAAATTCATCCGAGCGGATGAGAATCGACAGCTCGGGCAATGTGGGGATTGGTACGACAAATTTGCCTCATAAACTTTGTGTAAATGGCAATATTCAATTAGGAAGTGCTTCTAGTCTGCGCAGTGGCAGCTCTGGTGGATCTTTGCAGATTCAAGGTGGATCAACTTTTCCTGGAGGCAATATTGTATTTGGGGGAGGTAGTGGTACTAATGACATTCGTTTTAGAACTTCAGGCTCTAGCTCTACTTCTACAGAGCGGATGAGGATTAATAATAATGGTACGTTGTTTATACGTTCTCAAAGCACTGCAGAAGCCTTAAGTGTTCGCACAACTCAAGCCAACGGCAACGCTAATTTAATTGCAGGGTTTAATTCGGCATCTTCTGCAATTACTACCGGTGGCACAAATGTTTTTGCAGTACGGCAGAATGGAGATGTCAAAAATACTAACGACTCCTACGGTGCACTCTCCGACATCAAGCTAAAGGAGAACATTGTTGACGCTGGGTCTCAGTGGGACGATTTCAAAGCAGTTCGATTCCGTAAATACAACTTTAAGGAAGAAACGGGATACGAAACTTTCACTCAGCTTGGTGTTATCGCCCAAGAGCTTGAACTTGTTTCGCCCGGACTTGTTACCGATTTACCTGATCTTGATGAAGATGGCAACGATCTTGGCACTACAACCAAGGGTGTTAAATACTCGATCCTGACAAAGAAAGCACTTGTTGCACTTCAAGAAGCAATGGAGCGAATCGAAACCCTTGAACAGCGTCTCACTGATGCTGGCATCGCCTAGCGGTATCCCGCCCCATGTCAACGTGGGGCTTTTAACAAACAAACAATTTTATTTATTAACTAACAAAAATGGCTACTACTAACACCTGGAAAATTGCACAACTGGACCGTGAAACTGCAGACGGTTATGTATTCACTGCTCACTACACTGTAGAAGCATCTGATGAAACGTATAAAGCTGGTGCATATGGTTCTATTGGTTTTGAGAAACCTGAAACATTGGTTGCGTATGCAGACCTCACTGAAGAGGTTGTCATTGGTTGGGTTAAAGACCAACTGACTGCTGAGAAAGTAACTGAAGTTGAAGCTGCATTGCAAGCACAACTTGACGAACAAGCTGCACCTACTAAGGCAAGTGGCAAACCCTGGAGCTGAACATGCTAGTACTTATCCGTCCAATTCTTTTTTCTTTTATCCAATCACCTAAGGTCAAACGATTGATTATTGACCTGTTGCGTAAGTTGGCATCTACTACAGATAATACTGTTGATGATCAAGCTGTAGATTTTATTGAACGTGGATTGTTTGGTGCTGAGTAATGGAGTGGGTAGACCCACCTAAACTACCCTCTCTAATGCTCCCTGATGCGCCTAATTTACCCATACCTATATTAGAGGTACCACAGGCAGATATACCGTCTTACAGACCGCTTGTGGTGCCTCCTAACACGCTTAGGCCACCTCCAGGGATAGAGGGTATTAACTCTGATCCTGCACCAGATAAAACTAAAGCTAATCCAACTACAACTAAACCAAATATCCCACCTGAAGCTCAGATCATACAAGTCCCATTTACGGACATTGAAGTCCCGATGCCGACGACAACGATCATGACTACAGCAGCTACTACAGCCTTTATTTCTGTAGGTGCCACCCTTGCTGCTACATCACTATTTAAATACCTAGTGATGCTTATGAAACCCATATTTAAGCAAGCATGGAACAAGATGACAAAAAAGGCGGGATCATCAAATTCATCGTCCTCGTCTGGTCAGCCGGACTCCTAACTGCAAGTTATGCAGGATGGATGGAAAAGATGGATCCTACATATGTCGCTTCTATTCTTAGCGGAACTCTAGCAACCTTTTCTATTTCAAGAGAAAAAAACAAATGAAGAAATTACTTCTACTTCTTTTTATTGCGGCTCCAGTATCTGCTCAGGTTACACCTAACTTCACGCAAGGTTCAATGCAGTCAACGACAACTACCACCATTGATATTGACCGAACTATTGCTACAAATGTCTACGGTGGTGATTATTCATCATGGTCTGGAACAAACGTAGTCCCGAGCGGGGACATCGCAGATACCGCTACAACTTATTCAGTCCACACTGCTGGCGATCAATTTCAACTAGAGATTGTAACGAGAGCAGCAGGCAAGATACAAGACAGCCTAGTAACAGAAACAATCGAACAAGTTACTACCACTACTTCCTTATCGGTCTTCTCTCAGTAGCACCTGTCTACGCAAGTGATGATCCAACAGTTAAAAATACATCTAACCCTGTAGCTGCGGCAACAGGCAATGTTACCAATCAGGCGGTGCAATTCCAGAACAATGGAGCACCGTCTCGTCAATACTTTGCAGGTAACAATAGTTGCAATGGAACAACCATGCAGTTCTCGCCCTTTTATATGGGCAACGATACTATTCCTTTCGATAACGAAGGGTATGTTCGCAGCAATAACTACGGCGTACAGCTGAACTTCTCAGTACCACTAGATGGTGGCATGGTAGAAACCTGTAAAAGTATCGCCCGTAAACACGAACAAAAGATGCGTCTTGACTACGAATTAGTCAGAGCAATTAAATGTACAGAAATTATGAAATCAGGTTTTACATTTAGACCTGGCAGTCGTGTCGAAATGCTTTGCCATGACATCGTACCAATCGTATCTATTAAATAATGGAAGCACTAGTTAGTGCAGTAATAGCACTAGTTGCTGGTGGTGCTGCACTGAATAACAGATTACACAACAGAATAAACAATGTACATGATCGCATTAGCGGCCTCGATCGACGTATCGACGCTATTGAACTTGGTGTGGCTACCGACTATGTATCTAAAGCTGACTTATCAGTCATGGTGCAACGTATGGAAGATCATATGGTGCGTATTGAAAACAAACTAGACCAAATTGTAATTAGGAATAACTAAATGACTTACAAACTTGTAGACCTATACACAGAAAAGGTATTAGGTACTTACGAAACTGCAGAACAGGCAGCTAAAGCTGAATCACACCTAGATCATCAACTTGGTGAAACACGCTATGCAATCGAAACACCCGTAGTTACTAAACCAAAGGCTAAGAAAGCACGTGTCAAAAAAGAAAGCGAATGAAGATCAGTTCAATGAACTGCACAACCTAGTAACAACTGAGTTCTTGAACCGAGTCAAATCCGGTGAAGCAAGCACTCAAGACCTTAAGGCAGCTTGTGATTGGCTAGCAAAGAATGACATTAGTGGTGTTGCTGTTGAAGGTAACCCCTTGTCAAAACTAGCTGGAATCATGCCACAAGTTGATCCTGAACTTGTACAGAGCAGACTTTATGGCAGAAAGTAGTTCCACATACTATAAAAATAATCCGAAAGCAAGAGCTAAACGGAATAAGCAACAAGCACGCTACAACAAGACAGCTAAGGGTTTAAAAATCCGTACTGCTGCCAACAAGTTAAACCGAAAGCTCGGTACTTACGGAAATGGTGACGGCAAAGATGCTTCTCATACTGGTCCTAATAAAGGCAAATTAGAAAGTCCTTCTAAGAATCGCCGTAGACCACGTATGAAATCATCTCGTTACGCATGACACCCTTACTTCCAACTCCTGAACATTACCTTTACAACCTAATAACCATGACATCCTCTGAAGCCAAGCGCCTTTGGAGGCGCAGCATTAAAGAACACTTTGGCTGCACATGCGTTTATTGCGGAAAAACCTATGAACTATCTCAACTTACTCTGGACCATGTACATCCTCGCACTCTTGGTGGTGAAGATGTCAATACGAATGTCGTACCAGCCTGTACCAGATGCAATCAGGACAAGGGAAGTAAAAACTGGTTTAAGTGGATGAGGGCAACCTTTGGATACAACCCATTACGTGAACAATTAATCTTAGATTACATCAAAGTAAATGCATAAGAACGGACACGGTCTGAAGATCGCAAGCTACAAGCCTAAAAAGAAAAAGAAGAAAAAGTACTGAACAACTAATTAATTACACGCCCCCGAAAGGGGGCTTTTTTT